CCAACTACAAAAATTAGTTATTACATGGCTGGAGAATATGGCGAAAACTTCGGCAGACCGCACTACCATGCCTGTATCTTCGGACTCGACTTTCATGATAAGAAACTATGGAAAAGGACTACCTCTGGTTCTCTCATATATAGATCCTCAGACCTTGAAACCCTCTGGCCATTTGGCTATTCCTCCATTGGAGACGTTAACTTTGAATCAGCTGCATATGTGGCTAGATACATTATGAAAAAACAAACTGGAAAGGACTCGGAAAAACATTATCAGTACTCTGATCTAGAAACAGGGGAAATCATTCAAATGACCCCTGAATTTAACAAAATGTCCCTAAAGCCCGCTATTGGGCTTAACTGGTACAAAAAATATAAAACTGACGTATACCCTCATGATTACGTCGTATTACGTGGTCAAAAAATAAAACCTCCAAAATACTATGACCAACTGTATAAAAACGACAATCCATATGAATACGAAGAAATAATTGGCAAACGTGAAAACGGTGCTAAACTAAATCATGCAGATAACACTTATGACCGACTGGCCGTTAAGGAACAAGTCGTAAAAGCTAAACTGCATAAACTAAAACGAACCCTCACTTAAGGAAACCTCATGAAATTAAACTTATGTTCTGTAAAAGACCGCGCAGCGGATGCCTATGGCAGACCAATGTTCGTACCTTCAACTGGCGTAGCAATACGCTCTTTCTCAGATGAAATCAATCGTGCCGCTGATGACAATCAGCTATACAACCACCCCGACGATTTCGATCTGTACGAGTTCGGAGTCTTTGACGACAACTCTGGAATTTTCGAGATCTATGATCAACCAAAATTACTATCACTTGGTAAACAAGTAAAACTAAGCGTAGAGTAAAAAGGGGGGTTTATCCCCTTTTTCTCACGCAATAAACAACAAAGGTAAACATAATGCATCGCAACCAATCCGTAAACCTTCATCAATTCACATCAATTCCTAAAGCGGATATCCCACGCTCTAAATTCGACTGTCAATCAACTCATAAAACAACATTCGACGCTGGGTCATTAATCCCTGTCTATGTAGATGAAGTACTTCCCGGCGATACATTCAACCTAAATATGACGGCATTTGCCCGTCTTGCAACACCGCTATACCCAATCATGGACAACATGGTGCTGGATAGCTTCTTCTTCTTTGTCCCTAATCGCCTAATTTGGTCAAATTGGCAAAAATTTATGGGACAACAAGCAAACCCAGCTGATTCAATTAGCTATGTAATCCCTCAACAGGTGTCACCGTCTAGCGGATATGCCATCGGCAGCCTCCAAGATTACATGGGATTACCAACAGTGGGTCAAGTGACCGCTGGAAACACAGTAAGTCACTGCGCCTTTTGGCCACGTGCTTACAACCTCATCTGGAACGAATGGTTCCGAGATGAAAACTTACAAAACTCTGTTGTCGTAGACACAGGCGACGGACCTGATACAGTCGCAAATTACAACTTATTAAAACGTGGCAAACGTAAAGACTATTTCACATCAGCTTTACCATGGCCACAAAAGGGAGCAAGTGTAACGCTCCCATTAGGTACATCAGCACCAGTGTATGGCACTGGAAAAAATTTAGCATTAACTGATGGAACAACAAATTATGGATTAGGATTCGCATCTGCAGCTGGATATAATTCCACATGGGCAGGTAACTACGGTACTGCACCAGCTACTTCTGGCTCTTCTGGAGCAAATCCAGCTTTATCATCAAAATTAGGCGTACCAACAAAAATACAAGTAGGAGCTACAACAGACAATTCGGGACTATATGCTGACTTATCTACTGCAACTGCAGCAACAATTAATCAACTCCGTCAATCTTTCCAAATTCAAAAACTCCTTGAGCGTGATGCTCGAGGTGGTACTCGATATACTGAGATTATTCGCTCTCACTTTGGCGTTATCTCTCCTGATTCTCGCCTGCAACGGCCTGAATACCTCGGAGGCGGTTCGACACCGATTAACATTAATCCGATTGCTCAAACAAGTGGTACTGGCCAAACTGGCCAGACAACCCCTTTGGGTACACTTGCTGCTATGGGCACTGCCCTCGCTCACCGCCATGGCTTTAGCCAATCGTTTACTGAACATGGCGTAATAATCGGGCTTGTATCTGTAAGAGCCGATTTAACATATCAACAAGGCTTACACAAAATGTGGAGCCGTTCAACCCGTTATGATTTCTATTTCCCAGCATTTGCAATGCTTGGAGAACAATCAGTATTAAACAAAGAAATTTACGTAACTGGTGCAACAACTGATAATGATGTATTCGGTTATCAAGAACGCTGGGCAGAATACCGCTTTTACCCTAGTCGTATATCTTCTTTGTTCCGCAGTACTGCTGCTGGAACAATCGACGGCTGGCATTTAGCCCAAAAATTCACAACTGCCCCAGCATTAAATTCGACATTTATTGTCGAAAATCCGCCTATATCTCGTGTAGTAGCAGTCGGAGCTGCTGCTAACGGACAACAATTCATCTTTGATTCTTTCTTTGATGTTAAGAAAGCAAGACCAATGCCAATGTACTCAGTACCTGGTCTAATCGACCACTTCTAATTATGTTCGGAATAGACGACGCAATTATTGCAGCAGCTGCACCTTCGATAATCGGGGGTGCAATGAACATATTTGGTGGCGAACAACGTAACCAAGCAAATAGAAATGCTGCGGACTCCGCCAACGCATTTTCTGCTCAACAATTTGCTACTAGATATCAAACAACTGTAAAAGACCTAGAAGCAGCTGGGTTAAACCCTATGCTTGCTTATGGTCAAGGTGGAGGTTCTCCACCATCCGCTGCTGGCATTGCCCAGCAAACAAACAAGTATGAACAAGCTGGTGATATTGCATCAAAAGCCGTAGGCGCAGCAAATACTGCCATGCAAACTCAACTAACAGATGCCCAAGTCGCTGAATCTATCAGTCGTACTGGCGTAAACGACGAAGATCGTAAACTAAAAAGCGCACAAACTGCGCTTGCTATCCTTGAAGCCCCTAATGTTTCCTTAAAAGGGAAACAAATGGCTCAACAAATGCTGCTTGATGCAGCAAGAACTACTGCTGCTAATGCAACCGAGGCTGCTACCCGCCTCGATACACATATTCGTAAAACTGGGGATGTCCCAGAAGCAGTAAATAAGGGCAGATACCATTTAAATAGCCCTTATAACCCTAATTACGTTAAAGACGTAACAGCTGGTATAAACTCAGCTGCTAATGCCTTCGGAACTATTCGAGGCACTAAATATTTACCTCACGTTAGTGAGTCAACCGTAAACTATGGAAGATAATATGAAAACTCCTTTTCTGCGTACCGCATATAACTATGACCGAGATGCTGCGTCAAATGAGTCAGGTTTGGCTTGTGAGGAGCCATCCCTGACTCAGCAGCATTTCAAAGACGAAACGGATATCAATAATATCCTTCGTCAATTCAATATTACTGGGCTTCTACCAGAAGCCCCTCTATCGCCACGCTATGGCGATTTCTCAGGCATTGGCGACTACCAGTCTGCCCTTAATGCCGTTATCGCTGCTGAAGATGAATTTATGGCTCTTCCAGCAGAAATTAGGGCTAGGTTCGAAAACGACCCAGCCCAACTCATTGACTTTTTAGGCAATGAAAATAACCGCTCTGAAGCGGAAAAACTCGGACTTTTGGATGTTCCAAAAGCCGAAAGCACAGTTACCTCACTTGATGTAACTGTGCTAGGTGACACCAAACCCCAAAAATCTGATTAACCAAGGCCAAAAAAATGAAAATATTGCACCGCAAAAGCATGAGCAAACATAAACATGCCAAAACCTTCAGACGTCATGGAAAAATGACAAAAAGTCCAAATACACGCTCTGCCCCGCAGCGTGGAGGCTGGAGACTCTAATAAAGTCCCAGTCCACCTCACATGGCCTGTTATCACCCTATATCCGCTGGACTCAGCGGATACTCTACCAACTCGGCCACTGGCCGAGTCTATCGTCGTGTCATTTTTAAAAGAAATGACCCTGAAATCGTTCAAGAAGTATCCTTGCCTTGTGGACAATGCATAGGCTGTCGTCTTGAACGCTCACGTCAATGGGCAATGCGCTGCATGCATGAAGCTCAATTACATCAACATAACTGCTTCATAACACTCACATATGACGACACACATCTCCCAGGCGATCAATCGCTTCATTACCGAGACTTC